CAGTTCCAGTAATTCTCATACCAGCAATAATACCAGTAGTATCATCAACCACCATTGTAATTGGATCACCACTTACTCCACCACTCACGTATGTTGCCGTTACTGAGGCACCTGCGCCAGCGTCTTTACCAATTGCTATACATTCTATACTTTGTTCAACGTTACCTGCTTTTTCACCAATTGCTATTGCGTTTGTGGCTTGAGTTGTTTGACCTGCATACTGCCCTATTGCTATTGCTTTTGTACCTTGACTGGTTTCCCCTGCTTGACTACCTAATGCTACTGCGGCTACTCCTTGTCCTGAGTTACCTGCATTGTTACCTATTGCTTGTGCATAATCACCAACACCGGCTGTTCCTTTACCTATTGCGACTGCTTCTGCACCTGCCGATGCACTCTGTCCTATTGCCACATTAGATGTTGTGCTATCAAATAATGCTGTATCACCTGCAAGAGCAGTTGTGCTAGTTGTACCCAATGCCAATGCATCAGTAATTCCATAACCTGCTATTGTAGTTGGTTTGCTTGTAAGTGAAGTAAACGCTCCATCAAACAATGCTGTATCACCTGCAAGTGCTGTTGTACTACTTGTACCCAATGCCAATGCATCAGTAATTCCATAACCTGCTATTGTAGTTGGCTTGCCTGTTAAACTTGCGAATGATTGTGCTGGTACACTTGTTAAGAAATTTGTTCCTGATATTGTTGCCCCAGTGAAGTCAACGCTTGTTGCCCCAGTAAAGTCTACTGCACCTGTGAATGCCGGGGAAGCAGATGATATAGCATCTGTAATTCCATAACCTGCAATAGTTGTCGGTTTACTTGTTAAATCTGCAAACGCTACACTTGTTAAGAAACTTGTTCCTGTTATTGTTGCACCTGTAAAATCTACTGTTGTGCCGCTTGGGTAATCTACTGTATTGCTTCCATCACCAATTGTAATTGTTACAGTATTTGAACCACCGATTTTAATTTTACCGTTAGTTCCTGTTCCTGAGCCAGCATTAATAATTGCATCACCACCGTCACCTGATGTTGACTGTCCGCCTGCCAGTGTTAAATTTTGTCCATGTGAACTTGTGGCTAGTAACGGACTCATTGCAGATGTTAATAAGTTTCCGCCAATTGTAATATTATTAATTCCTGTTAAATCATTTGTACCAAAATTGACATCGCTTGAAACTGAAGCACCTGTTAAATCAAGTGTAGATGTAATTGCTAAATTTGCAAAACTACTGCTAGAAGTTGTAGACGTAACGTTTCCTGTTAAGTCACCTGTTACATTACCTGTTACATTACCTGTTACATTACCGTTTAAATTTCCATTTAATATACCATTTACACCATCTACAATTAAAGTACTATCATCAGCAAACACACTGCCTTTGATATCTACTTCTGATGCTGTGTTACTAGAACCTGTAAGTGTATATAATTCGTTAAAATTTTCGTTGATTTTAGTAAAAGCACTGCGTAGAGAATCTCCGTTTCCGGAGTCGTTGCTTGTACCTGTGTTAATTAGTTTTTTTGGCATGATAATCAGTTCCCTTGTTACTGATATTTATTCTATAAATACAATTACTATGCCCAGACTCAGTTTATATAAACCGGAGAAATCCGCAGATTATCGCTTTATAGACAGGAATGTTAACGAATCCTTTCAAGTAGGCGGTACAGACATATTCATACATAAGTACGAAGGTCCTATCGATCCTGGTGCTGATAAAAGCACCCCAAGTCAACCTTATGGAACAAACGATATACCTGAGACAAAAATACAAGATTTATTGTTTTTAGAAAATAGAGATAGAAAATATTCAGATGATGTGTATGTTATCCGCGGTATTTACAACGTACAAGATTTAGACTTTGATCTTTCACAATTTGGAATGTTCTTACAAAATGATACTATTTTTATAACATTTCATATGAATAACAGTGTTGAAAATTTAGGTAGAAAATTAATGAGTGGTGATGTATTAGAACTACCACACTTAAAAGATGAATATGCACTTAATGATTATGGTGTTTCACTTAAACGTTTTTATGTAATAGAAGATGTAAGTCGTCCGAGTGAAGGATTCAGTCAAACTTGGTATCCACATTTATTAAGAGCAAAATGTAAACCGATATTAGATAGTCAAGAATTTAAAGAAATTTTTGATAAAGATAGTGGAGAAGGAACAGGATCTACTATACGTGATGTCTTATCAACATACGAAAAAGAAATGCAGATTAACGAAGCAGTGTTGAATCAAGCAAATGAAGATATAACTGGAGATCCAAATCAACCAGTAGTAGGTGGATATGATACAAAACAATATTTTGTAGTACCAACTGATGACAGTGGTAATGTGTTAACTGAAGAAGGATCGCAGACAGATATTAAAGTAGATACTACTAAATTAGATGCAAGTGCAATTTTAAAATCTGCTAAAAACAACTATTATGTTGGTTACTTAACAGATGATGGATTACCTACTAACGGAAAACCATACGGATTTGGTTCACAGTTTCCTCAAGGTGCTGTAGAAGGTGAATTTTTTCTTAGAACAGATTATTTTCCAAACAGATTGTTTAGATACAATGGAAGACGATGGACTAAATTTGAGGATAATGTAAGAGTACAAACACCAAGTAGCGATACTGCACAAAACCAAATTGGTACTTTTGTTAATAATGACAAGAAGCAAACAATTAATAATAAAGAAGTTGAGCAACGTCAAGCATTGTCACAAGTACTTAAACCAAAGGCAGATAATTAATGCAACATTTTTATGATGGACAAATAAGACGCTTTGTAACACAGTTTGTTCGTGTTATGAGTAACTTTAGTTACAAAGATAGTGCAGGCACTTTACGTAAGATACCAACAAGTTACGGAAATCTTACTAGACAAGTAGCACATATTATTAGAGACAACAGTGAAAACAAAGTTGTAAGTGCTCCTCGTGTTAGTTGTTACATAACAGGATTAGAATATGCAAGAGACAGAGTACAAAATCCAACTCATGTAAGTAAAGTTCATTTACGTGAAAGAGATTATGATGCTACTACGGGTGAATATACCTCTGCACAAGGACCAGGATATACAGTTGAAAGATTAATGCCTGTACCATTTAACTTGCAAATGAAATGTGATGTATGGAGTACTAACACTGATCAAAAATTACAAATTATGGAACAAATGCTGGTATTGTTTAATCCTAGTTTAGAAATACAAAGCACAGCAAACTATGTTGACTGGACAAGTTTAAGTTTAATTGAACTTCAAAGTGTAAACTTTAGTACTAGATCTATTCCTCAAGGAACAGAAACAGAAATTGATATTGGAGAACTTACATTTACAATGCCTATATGGATTACACCTCCAGCAAAAGTAAAACAGTTAGGTGTAATTGAAAAAATTGTAATGAGTGTATTTGACGAAACAGGAAGTATTTCAGACGGTATTATTGACGCCGCTGATCCAATGGCAACAGTGAATGTTACACCAGGAAACTTTGGCTTGTTAGTATTAAACAATACTGCTAAATTATTAGCACCTGCTGAAGGAGTATCAGAACCAACACCAGGTAACTTTGATAGAACCGGAGAGGCTGTTAGTTGGTTTAAACTATTAGATCAATATCCAGGCAAATTTAGAGCAGGGTTAAGTACAATAAGATTAGCAAAAGCAGACGGCAACGAAATAGTTGCAACAGCAAGTGTAAATCCAACTGATGACACACAAATAGTTTTAAACTTTGATAGTGATACAGTGCCTGGAAACACAATTCTTACAGACAGTGTTGCTAGTAGAGGAACTATTGATGCTATAATTGATCCATTAACATTTAATCCAGACTTAGACAACCTAGCACAAGGTACACGTTATCTAATTCTAAATGACATACATCAACACTTAAAGAATGACAGTTCAGATTCTAATATGAATGCTTGGCAAAATGCAGATGGTACAGTTGTACAAGCAAGTACAAACGATATCATTACATGGAATGGAAGCAACTGGGAAATTACTTTTGATGCAGGCTCTAATGATGAGCGTGCCGATTCTAGCGTAGCACAGACCCCTGTCTACATAACTAATACATATACAGGAGTACAGTACAAGTTCACAAATGATGCTGGCGCCTGGTTAAAAAGTTATGAAGGTGAGTATTTAAAAGGGTCATGGCGACTAGTACTATAAAAGATAAAAACATTGTTTGCAGTGGAGCATTATTTTATGCTCGTAATACCAAACGATTTCTATTCTTAGAACGAACTAAAACAAAAACTGCTGGACAGTGGGGACTTGTTGGTGGAATGGCTGAAGGAAATGAAACTCCGTGGACAGCACTTGAACGTGAAATAAGTGAAGAAGTTGGAAAAACTCCAACAATTAAAAAAGTTATTCCTTTAGAAATGTTTACATCAAACGATAGTAAGTTTCATTTTCATACATACCTTGCTATTATTGATAATGAATTCATTCCTACATTAAATGACGAACATAGTGGTTATGCTTGGACTAATGTTAATTGTTGGCCTAAACCATTACACGTAGGATTGCGTAATACATTACAAAATCGTGTAATAAAAGACAAGTTACAAACAGTTTTAGATTTAATTGTTTAAGTTACGTTTGATAAATCAAGATAGTTATAATCCATCTTAATACCTAAACTTTTTGGAAGTATATTGAACGCAATAGTTACACGTTCTTTATCGCTTGGTTGACTATCATGTACTAGATAACTTGGAAATAATAATAATCTTCCAGGAATAGCATTGATAGTAAATATTTCACTTGTGAATGCAGTATTTTCTGCACTACTAGTTTTTATAATTTGTCTTGTTTTATCGTGATTGTAAATTCTAGTTGGAGTGTTTTCTTCAAAATACAATACACCACTTATTAAACTATTTGAATGAAAATGTGAATAGATATTTCCACCTTCTTTTTCGTCAGTGTTTGGTGCATACTTATTACCCCACATCTGAGTAATAAAATATTCTTCTTTTCTCCAACCTACTGTTTCACTAAATGCACATGCACTATCTAAAATACTTTTTACAGTATCTTTCATATAATCTTTTTTATGTAAGTCATCTTCACTTTGTAAGAAATTATCACCTTGTACCCAATTTATTTTGGATATATCTGGAAGATCAATAGTTGTGGTTGCAATTGGTATTGGAAAGATACCGCTAATGTTCAGTTCATTCTTCATACAAATAGTTATATAATAAGTACTACTACAATGGACAAACTGAAGATTAAATTTACTAAACCCCCCGGAGCAATTAATAGTTTAACAGCACAACAAGTAGTTGTTGATAAATTTGAAGATTGGGAAGAAATTCCTGATCCTATGCCTGCTACAAAGATGGTACCTGATTGGTTTAAACAAACTAAACCATTAGGAGGTCCTATTGATACTATGCCTACTATTAAGAAATGCCCACCATTTTTAGATGCAATAACATCGGGGTATATAATTAATTTTTGTTCTACACTTAATGTTAAACGTATTACAGATTCACAAGTTTCTAAAACAGGTAAAGGATCAATGTTTATGAGTTCACATGCTATTGGGCAGTTTGAAAATGCTCCGTGGTATGGCAAACCTGTATTAAAATTTGCTAGTCCGTGGATTATTGAAACACCACCAGGTTGGAGTTGCTTTTTTACTCACCCACTAAATGTTCCAAATGATCAATATCATATGTTGAGTGGTATAGTTGATACAGACTCATACAGAGTTCCTGTTAATTTTCCTTTTATAATGAATACGCCTTTAGGAGGAGAATTTAATTTTGATACTAAAACTCCAATGGTACAAGTTATTCCTTTTAAAAGACAAGATTGGGAAATGGAAGTTGGTACAACAGATTGGAACGAATGGAAGAGTCATCAAGGAGTATTAGGAAACTCTGGTGACGAGGCTTATAAAAAGAACTTTCATGTAAAGAAAAAATTTACTTAGGAGTAATTGTAACAGTACCCATACCCTGTTTTACTTCAAACTTAATATCTTTATCATCGCCTACAACTTGAATGTCAGGCCCACTAATACGCACAAGGTTAATCATTATATCGTAACGACTGCGTTTATCAGGGTTACTTAATATATCATATGCTTCTTTAACTTTTTGAAAAACTTTTGGATCACCTTTTCTATCAGGGTGAGTTTTCATAGACAATTTTCTGTATGCTTCTTTAATTTCACTTTGAGAAGCACTAGCGTTAACGCCTAAAACTTTATATAAATTATCTTCTTGCGTCATAGAGCAAATCGATTTCAGTAATTGAAATTTTAGCGTCTACAAACGTACTATCTTCGCCGTATTTAATTGGCTTAACTGCAATAAACCCACCACGAACGTTTGGCATTATTTCAATACAGTTAGGTGGAATGATAAGATCATAAGTTTCAGCAGTAATTAATTCGTTTAGTGAATTTTCATCTGTTGTAAATCTTAAATGAAATGCTGAATTACTTGTTGCTATTCTTACTTGTTCAGTAAAGAATGGCCCCATTCTAAAACTTACATCACCTGTGACGTCTGTTACTTCATATACGTTGGTTGTATAAAATCTTTTAATCATGCTCATACAACTATTTATATGTTCTTATACCATTTTGTGAGATAGTCATAATGGTTGTCTAAGTCACGCATTGTACGATCTATACGATAATTTTCACTATCAACATAACTTTCTGAATATTTCAAATAATCATCACTCATAAAAGAAATACTTTTGTCATAAAAGTCACTGCCGTATAACATTTCAAACCATTGTCCTGTATGAAACATACTAGTGATCCCAGGTAAGAACATACTATCCTTTGGACCAGGTACAAACATTTCTAATCTTTTCTTACATGTATCAGGAAGTTCTTTGCTTGTAACATCTCTCCAAAATTGTGTGTCTTTTCTAGAAGCAAATTTATAGTGTGTAAAAATAAAATCTCTAATTTCATAGTACATTGCTAACCATTGATTGTTAATATAATGTAAATTATCCTTACCCCATGCACCATCACTAAATCTTAAACTCTCTACTAAAAATTCAACTGACTTTGTAGTAAATGTTATTCCTGTTGCTTCTAATGGTTCTACAAATCCTGCACTTAATCCTATTGCTACTACGTTATCGTGTGCAATACCTTCGTGTGTACCAATACGCATTTCTAAATGATTTGCAGGAGCATCAAACTCGCCAATTGCTTCGCGTAATTCTGCTTCTGCATCTTCTTTTGAACAGTATGCATCACTGTAAACATAGCCATTACCAATACGATCATAAGTTGGAATAGTCCAACGCCAACCGTTTTTCATAGTAGTTGCTTTTGTATAAGGATGACATTCTTCTTGTGGATTAGTATATTGTGTAGGAATAGCAACTGCTCTATTACATGGTAAATTTTCACTTTCGTCTATATATCTAACACCTAATGTTTTTCCTAATAATAAACTTTTAAATCCACTACAGTCTATGTATAAATCTGCGTGGTATTCAGCACCAGAAGCATCACGTAAACATTTTATACCTTGTTCAAACGTATCTACTTCAGTAATTTCTGTGTCAACAATGTCAATTTTATCTTTAATATTTTCTTTTACTGCTTCGCCAATTTTATGTGCATCAAAGTGTACAGCGTCCCATGATGGTGTAAGGAACCCATGTGTAAAATCCATAACATGACTTAGTTTTGGAGATTTATTTGCTTTAGCAAGTTTATAACTTTGTACAAAGTTGAAAAATTCTTTTTTACTTTTACCTAACCAATAATTAAATGTTGGAATTTCAGGACCTAATACAAAACTTCCATAATCGTCATTGTCTACAAAATAAGGCTCATCACTCCAGCCGTTAAATTCTACACCTAACTTATATGTTGCTCTGGCAGATTTCATCCAATCAACTGGCTGTAATCCACACTTACGTAAAAACTCTGTAGTGTAAGGCTGTGTACCTTCTCCTACTCCAACAATACCAATCTTACTACTTTCAATTAGTTGTATCTTTACTGCACCTGGTATTGTGTTTCTTAAATATGCGGCTGTTAAGTATCCACTTGTTCCGCCACCTAATATACAAATATTTTTAATCATTTTATCTCCGCATAGTTAAAGTGTTCTTGATTTCCTAATTTAGTCGGTAACATATTAAAACTAAGAGTGTAGCGAGGCTTAGGTGTTATATTTTTTTCACTTCTGTGTTCAATATAACTAGGCCATAATATTAATTTATTAGGCTCTGCTTTACTGCTTATTCTATCTGTTAAAAACGGACTATTTCCATCTCTAGTAACACTAATTGTATTTCTCATTTTACTTATCGGATTATAAAACTCTGTACCACCTTGATCAGGTGTACTATTCAAATAATATACTCCACTTAATAAACTGTTAGTATGTGTATGTGGACCAATACTTTGACTATTGCTAAATTTATTCATCCACATACTAGTAATGTATAAATTTTCAGGTTGATAACCTATTTTATTACAATATTCTAATCCACACTTAATAATTGTTTTAGTAAAAGGCTCAAATGCTACATCTTCTTGTAGATTTTGTTTAGAAATCTGATACATAGGAAATTCTTCAAATCCTTGCTTATGATTTGTCCACTCTACAGCATCAATCATATTATGAATATCCTGATCTGTAATATCAAGTTTAAATTCTACAAATCCTGTCGGAAATAATCCAATAGTATTAGATTCCATAATGTCTACCTCTAGAGTTTTTACCTAAATTCTTTAGATTAAAAGTGTATGGTATAACAATACGTTCTTGTAACTCTGTTCTATTTGTAAAATTGTTTTGTCCTGTCATATGCGGAATATCACTTCTAAAAATTACGCACTGTCCTGTTTTAGCAGGAACATAAAATTCGCCTTCAGTGTCTACAGTTCGTTGTTTAAAGTCAGGTTGCCATGGTTGC